GATTTCGCCCGGAGTCTCGCGCCGCTCTAGTTTAGCCATAGCGTCATCCTTCACAAATGATTCTGTACGCCATGACCAGTTGGTCCGGTGTGGCGTCGGCGCGGAACATTACAACGCGCCGGTTGTCTGTCGTGGCCGCACGGGGTGCGGCGTCCTGACTGAGCGATCCCTCAGTTTCTGGCCCTGCGGCACACACAACGGTGTCTCCATCACTTAAAACTGAGCGAACGCTCAGTCCGGTGGGTGCCACCGCGGCGAGCCACGCAGCCATGTCCCCGAACCGGAAATCGTCCAGCGGGAACACCGCTGCCGTTTCGGGCTGAAGGATCATGCTGGCGGTCAGATCACCGATGGCCTTGATTTCTGCGCCGCTGTAAAGCAAGCGGAGGACCAACATATCTTCGGGGGTGATCCCCACCGATACGTTGTCGGTGTTGATATTGCAGCGACAGCCCGGGTGAACGGGGACATTCTGAGGATTGGTGTTGAATACGCATTCACTACAGGCTTTCCCACCACGGGTTACGGAGCGGTCAACCGTGCTCGGTTTCAGCGAGCGGGTTCCGGCAGACGCATACGCCTTTCCGCCAGATCCGCCGAGTTGAATTGTCTCGTGCGTCTTCAGGTTATACATCGACTTCTGTTTGTGGGCGATTCCGATAGCCGCGCCCTGTTCGTGCGTCTTAGCGACGATAACCACGTCGAGAGAGACTGTGCCCTTGTCATTCCAGGCACCCAGTTTGTGACCGGGTTTCGCCAGCGCCACCTTGTGAGTTTGCGCGAACGCCTGAATATGACTGGGCTTTAGGTCTTTCGCTGGGATGACTTTCGTCTTGCTGGGATACGGGCTGACCGAGAATCCCTCGGTGGCGTGTTGGCCGGTGTGAACGTCATAGGTAAATCCGCCGTCCTTGGCGGTCGCCTTGGCGTGCAGGTCGGTCGCGGCCTCATTCGAGATTCCGTCCTTACTGCTGGCGAATTTCCCGCCTTTGCCGTGAACCTTATTGCGCCGGTAGTCGAGGTCAGAGCGTTCTTGCAATGCTACGGAATTCGCCATGGCGGCGCGGGCCGTGTCGGCGTCGATGCCGTGAGGCAGGCTCACGAATTCCCAGGCGTCCGGGTCCTCATGCGCCCACTCATAGCCGCCGTCCTCGCAGCCGTGAGGCAGAATGGGCGTCCAGCCCCGATCTTTCGTTTCCCAGTAATCCGTAATGCACTGGCCGTCGAATTCCGCGACTGGCATTGTCTCGGGGTCTTTCTGATACGGACCTCTGACGGTCATATCGTGACATCCCCTTTCATTACCAGCCAGACTGCGTTTCGCACAGAATCAAGTGGCGCACCGGTTGACGCAGCCACCCGGCGAATTGAATCACCGATAACCACATGCCCTGCCCCGCCCCCGGTCGAGGCTTTCGCCGCGCTTAGAAATTTAGTGGCGCTTGGATTGTTAATCACCAATTCATCGGCACGGACTTTGGGTAGTGTACTGGCTCGGTTTGAAAGCCGCGCCAAAAACATATCCACGGTCACCGAATTAGTCTCACCGGGAAACATCATATTGTTGTAAAAGGACCGGATCTTGGGCGCATTGCTACCGAGTCCTTCCTCCGGGCTGACTTCACCTCGTGCCAATTTAGCAGCCTTAATACCGGGGGCCGCCATTCCCCCACTCTGTTCCCGGCCTAGTTGCTCGGTCGAGATTTTGTCGTCTCGGTGCGCCATAATGCGTTCACTGGCACGCTGATTCTGTACCCACACATTACGAGGGGACAGTGCCGCCGTACAGGCCGTGGCTTCCTCTAGGGTGGCACCATTCTCCTGCGCTATTCGCGCGTTGAATTCATGGCAGGCCGGATACTCTTTCGCGCCAGCGGCCAAAGATTCCGGTGTCAGACACCTCAGCACCTCAGCATCTAGCGATTCGTTGGTTACCCCGGCATCAACCATTGCTTTGTCTACTGCTGCCTTGCCCTTGGGTGACAGTTCGGCATATGTGCCTGGGGCGCTTACGCTGCCCTTGGTGGTGAAGTGCCCGGTCACGCCCTCGTGCTGGGTGTTAAAACGAAAGGGGGCGGCTCCAGTTCAGTCGAATCCCGTTGCGGCGCAACAGGTTTCGCTGGAACGGGTGGAGTGCCCGGGGGTGGATTCTGTTTGTCTGCAACGGGTTTCACCACATCAGGTTTCACCATGGCGGGAGCCGGGGCCACTGGCGGTGGCGTCGTCACGAGTTTGTCCCCACCCGGAAGTGGCGGCAGATTCATGGCCTTGCGGCCCTCATTCGGCGTTGCCAGTTTTTTCTCGACAGCCGTGCCCCACGCCTCGACCAGTTCCTTGAAACTGCCTCGCAGCAATTCGTCGTCCGCGAGGTGAATTTGCAGGCCGCGATCTTCGCCACCCGGAGTGTAATAGGTGAACGCATTTTCGAACCGCTTTATCCACGGTCGATATGTGTTCAGCACCAGAGCGGTGTTTTCCTCGGCCAGCCCAGAGCCCCATGACGTGGCCTTGCTGATGATGCCGACACGGTGCGGCGGAACACGGAACCAACGGGCAACGTCCACGGCCTGAAATTCACGGCTCTGTAGGAATTGCGCGTCGTCGGGCGGAACCGAGATGTTCTCGATTTCGGCGTCACCAGACAGAACGGCGGGCCGGTGCCAGTTGCCAGCACCCTTGTGGAATCGTTCGTAAGTATTCACCATCTCGCGGGCTTGCGGCTCGGTCAGTGTCTTTTTGGTTTTCAACACAACCTTCGCCACGCTGCCCTGGGCGAAATAGCGAGCACCGAATTCCTCCAGCGTCAGCCCCAGGCCGATTGATTCACGCGCCTGGGCGATGACCGAAAGGCCGGTCGGTTGTCCGGGCAGTGTTGGCCCTGCAATGTGGAGAATGTCGCCGGATGTGAGCCAGCGGTCGAATTGGACGTTCGGGTATTGCTGCGGATTACCGATCCGGTAACGCAGATATCCGGGCTTCTCCAGGTTCCACTCACAATACACGTCGGCAGGATCGAGCGGGATTACGCCAATGGGCATTCCGTCGCTGTCCCGGTGAACCATAAGGCCGTAGCCGTTGCCCCACATAAGGGCGCTGGTCAGAATCTGGCCCCAGACCTGGGCGCGTCGAATCTCGGGGTGCGGCTTGAGCACCCAGGACGGCACGGGTTCTTTGGTGATTTTACCCGTTGCGTCCTCGCGGTACGCCTCGGGTGTCAGGAATGACACAGCATCGACAATGAGCCCGACCGCCGCCCACACCACGCTGTATTTCATGGCGGTGATTTCGCTGACGTTTCGCCCAGCGATTGTGGGTGTCGGGTAATCAGTGCCCGCGCCCCACAATTTGTCCCACGTAATTGCGCGCTCGTTTACGCGACCGAATACGCTCATTGTTTCCTACTCCCGATATCTATTTCTCTCCCGACGAACCATAGTTCGGGGGCCGCTACTACAAGCGCAGCGCCAGCGGCTAAAAACAATGACAGTGGAACCAACAGCAAACCTACACCGAGAGGCAGGAGAATAACAGCGAGCACCTGGAGCAAATCAACCACACTCATTCTGTATCCTCTCGATAATCGGTGTAGCGCGTATTGCACGCCGGACACCGCTGCAAATCTTCTACGCGATCCGCCTCGCAGTTCGGGCAAACCTCATCCTGGAATTGGTAGATGGCAGGGTCGCCGTCCTCGGGCTCCAGGAGATACACGGTCAGCGCGTTGACCAGCGCCGAGATGCCGTCAATTTTGTCCGTTGAATCCAGTTTGCTTGGCTTGATATTGCCGTCTGAATCCTGTTTATATGCGGCGTTGTCCGCGTTCCATCTCAGGACAGGGTTCCCGTTGGGGGCCAGTGTCCGCATTCCCAGCATTCGGGTCAGTTCTTTCGACCCTGCATTAAGCCGGGTTGTGGACTGAGGCACCTTCACGCAGGTTACGTCTATTTTCTGCTCGATCTTTTGCAGGACGTACGGCGCTTGATATTGGTCGTAGCCAAGTACCTGCACGTTAAACTGCTCCAGGTCCGCGACGATATCTTTGACGACAGTATCGTAATCAATAACGTCACCTTCGAATATCGTGATTAGCCCCTCGGCTTCCCAGTTCAATATCTGAGGACGGATCCGACGGTGGCGTGTCTCGATAGCCTTCCGGGTGATCCAGAAGCGGGGGAGCACGTACGTTCGTTCCGGCGTTGGGAACACCATGACCCAGGCAGTCAGGTCGAATGTCTCAGAGAGGTCAAGCCCGCCCCAGCCCTGCACGCCTTCCAAACTCGACAGGAGCCACGGCCCTGCAATAGCGTCGCTATCGTCATAGACCGTCATATCAAGCCAGCGATTGGCCTGTTTCTGCCACTGATTCAGACGGAATTGTCGGAAATTGGCTATCTGGCTAAGGTCGCCTTTATTAAGTATCTCGGTCAATTCACCGGAGAGCGTATTCGGATTAAGGAAATCACCCAGTCCAGGGTTGGCCTCAGGCCACAATGCCTTATTGGTCCAGTCTGCCTCATCGTCCACGAAGGCCATATACACAAATCGGTGGGGGTCCATCTCTGGATTACCCGCGACTTTGATCGAGAATTCGTGTTCTCGATAACAGAATGATGTGGGATCATTGCCCGCCGTGGTCACAGCAATAAGCAATGGCTGCCGACGTGTTCCGAAACCCTGGCGCAGGTAGTCCCACAGTTTCTCGTCAGGCTGCGCCAGCACCTCATCGAATAGAATGGCCGATGGGTTAGCGCCTAGGTTTCCAGCGGCGTCGGCGGCGACAACGCGATACGTCGAACGGGTCGGCGTATAAAGAATGGTCTTCCGGCTGTCGATAATGACAATCTTCCCGGCGTCTTTCATCTTGTGAAGGACAGGGGAAAGGAGAATCATGTCACGAGCAACGTTGAATACCTGGGCGGCTTGGTCTTTATCCGACGCGGCAGAATAGACCTCAGCCGATTCCTCGCCATCCGCGATCAATAGATATAGACCGAGCGCGGCCATTAGTTCCGACTTGCCATTCTTGCGAGCCAGTTCCAACCACGCCATTTGAAAGCACCGAACGGTGCCAAACATCTCGTCCTCGACAACGGCCCCGAACAATGGGCGCACAATCCCGTCGAGGTCCCAAACCCCCAGAGATGACAGGGCGCATTTCCCGCCCTGCCAGTCCGCTAGTTTGAAAGGCTTGCGACTCCATGTTCCCTTGGTGTGAACAGTCAGACGCTCAATGAACTTAACAGCACGCTCAGCACGGGCTGCGGAGAACTTAGCCCCCTTGGGCAGAGTCTGGGTGTGCAGTAGCGGCATTTCCAGACCCCTCATCCTTTTTCCAGCCGAGTTGTTTGAGCAATTCCTCTAGCAATTCGTATGACAACGCGACCGTTTCCAGGTCACTAACGTCGAACGTCACCACATTCTTGACGCCTTTTATGCCTTTGGACCATTTCTCATTCCGACTCATACCGGCCCCCTGCAATCTGGACAGATCATAATGGTTCGATTGGTGCGATCAACGCCGCGGACAGGTGGGGACGTTTCTTGCCCGCACCAGTAGCAGCGAAAATGCTTGCTGATTCGTTTCTTTTTAACCATCTCACACCGCGTCTTCCTCGTCGTTCCCCAAGATATCAGCGATAGAGGGGCCATCGTCCGTTGGCAGTTTAATACGTGCTCGACTGCTCGGGGTCATGCCGAATTCAGCGGCCATGTTTCGTACGCTCGTGGTCGCCGCCGCGAACGTGGCGAGCGCCGGATTACGCACAGGCCCGCGTGCTCCCAGGATGACCATTCCCTCAGAGTCTATTTCCTCGACCGCCGTGATGAGGATATCGACGTTGGCGCAGAATGTGGCGAAGGTGAATAGGTCGGCCACGGTCAGCAAATGTTGCTCGATCAGGACGGGGCCGACGCGATACCACTCCTCGACGCCGTGCTTACCTAGCCATTGTGGCGGCAGGGGCAATTCCTCGACAACGGCAGGGTCGGCCTCTTGCCCGGGCTTGGGCATTGCCCGCTTCCCTGGGTTGCCGGTGAGGCGTTTGGTCGCGGTCGGCGTTGGGCGGTTCGTCATGCTGCACCACACTTCTTATTGTTCGTGCTCGCTCAGGCTCAGTATTTGTTGTATTTGAGTCTAAAACAGTCAATTTCACCATGGTGACACCATATGGCCGCAAATACTGCTGAACTGCGGTCGCTCCTGCTCAGGGCGGGACATTCGGGAGGCCGGGAGCGGTGAAGTTTTCCGAATCGTGTGA